TCTTTTAGCTTATTATTGGAGTTAACTCTTCTTGTATGATCTTTAATTTTTGCTAGATTATCTTTTAATTCTCTAAGCTCGGAAGGTTCTTCTGGCTTTTCGGGCTCTTCTAGTAACTCTTTTACTTCCCCAGGGTCTGAATTTTTTGATATCCACTTTTGTAAAGATTCTATATTACCAGAAACTCTAGTTACTTTTGACGTTAATTCTCTACTAAGGTCTTTAAAAACGTTGTGATACTTATCATACTCATCAAGGCCAAAAAGGTCAATTAAAAACTTTTTTCTATTGCTGTCTGTAGCGGTTAAAAAAGTTAGCCCGTCTGTAACACTTTGGTACATTAACTGTACAAAAACCTTATAGTCTACTCCTAGTAGCTTTTCTATAGTTTTAAATGTTTCTGTTGCTGTATGTGACGATATATCTACACCGTCTTCTATTAAGTTTACTTTCAGAGAGCTTTTTCTATTAATTTTTACTTCATACTTTTTATTATTATAAGAAAAGTTTAGTGTTATCCAATAATTTTTACTAGTATTAATTCTATTAGGGATATCTGCCTTTTTAATTCCCTTTGAATTTTTATTGTATAGTGCTTCCTGTATAATTAAAGAGATAGAAGACTTGCCTGCTCCATTATCTCCAATTAGCTGGGTAATGGTATTTTCGTTTAGCTTTAAGGTATTCTGATTTCCATAGCTAAAGCAATCTCCCCAACTAACTTCCTCTAGAATAAGCATTAAATACCTCCATTGTTGCCGATAGAGCGTCTCCTCTTACTTCTAGCACTTCTTCTAGATAAGTATAAAGCTCTTCTTCTATGGTTTTATCTACTAAATTAATAGAAACTTCTGAGTTTCTTTTAACAATTTTTTTGTCTAAAAGATCTGAATTAGATACAGCACTTAGCTTTTGTAGGTCACCTTCTATTTCATAAATTGTATGATCATAAGGCGTTTTTACCATTTCTTCTTGAGCAGTAACCGTTTTTCTTATAAGTTGGGGTAACTCAAATTTGTTCCAATCCCAGTCAGTAAGATCGCTAGGGTTAATCGTAAGAAAGCCCGTATCTACTTTATTTCTATGAAAGCTAGTTGTCATAGGGCTACCAGGATACACAATATTTCTTTGAGAGTTATTGTGATTGTGAAGGTCTCCAGCAAATACTATTGGAAAGTCGTTAAATCTATCTAAGTCTACCTCGGGTTTTACATGTGGAGGTATTTCTCCTCTAACATGTGTAAAAAGTGCTAGATCTTTATTACATTTTTCTATAGAGTCTTTAAGGTGTAAGTCAGCATATGGAAGTATAGTAAAGTTATAAAACTCTTTAGTTTGTGTCACAATCTCTACTTCTGATGATATGTCTTGGCTTACTCCTTTTAGTAAATCAAAAAATGTTTTATTTTTCTTAGTTGCTTCATGATTTCCATCATAAATAATTGTTGTAGAGTCCACTTGAGATAAAAAGTCAAAGTAAACTCCTAATTCGGCTAGAGAAGGCATTCTATCAAAAACATCCCCGCCTACAATATGTATATCGTACTCTATGTTTTTTATTTGGTCTAAAAACATTTTGTACCTATTAAGCGCCCACTCTACTGGCACGTTTTTCTGACCAAGTTTAATGTGCCAGTCAGCAGTAAATAGTATCATGTTTCCTCCTATAGGAGTAGGGGCGGAACTACTGTCCCACCCCTGTTTTGTCGTTAATTACTGAAAGTCGTCTGGGATTTCATCGTCAATATCTTCTGACGCCCCTGAACCGCTTCGTAGCTCGTCTAGATACTTTTTGATATCTTCTGCTGGTGGCCGACGCAAGATCTCATCAATTGAAGGGCTGGCGTTAACCACAGCTAGCTCATCTTCTGATAAAGCTCGATTTTTGCAGCGTAGCTGTTTTACATTGTATTCCACGTTGTAAACCTTTGGTCCAGTTTTATCGCGGCTAAATACAAGATCCCAGCCTTTTTCTACATCAGCAGGGTCACCAAGATCTTCAACCATGTCTACAATTGTACCAAACAGCTTGCGCTTGTGGTTAAAGATCTTTACAGTATTGTCTTTTAGATCCAAGCAAAGACTTGCGTAAGCCCACTCTGGGGTCAGGTCTGGGTAGTATTCTTTTACCCAATCTGTCTCTACGTTGTCAAACTTTTCCTCATCACGATTAAATGCTAGGCATTCTACTGGAGACTTAGCTCCATCTTTATTGGGAACCCAGTAAATATATCGTGCCAGTACACCACCAAAAAGGCGAACCTTATTTTCTCCAGGCATCATTTTGTAACTTGGAGTTTTTTCTCGTTTAGGGGCTTCGCCTTTAACTTGGTTAAATGAAAGTGCCATTATTTTTCCTTATTCAAATGCAAAATGTATTTTGTCGTTTTTTATTGTTAGTAGCTCGTTGTTTGTAGGTAAAAAAGGAGCTAGCCTACAATCTAGCGTTTTTTCTTTGCAATATAGATAGTCTGCAAGAGACCTTCTAGCTGCTAAAGTGATATATTCTACAATTTTATAGTTTGACAAGTTTCTTGATTCCAGAAGCTCTTCTGGATTTAGCAAGAAAGATATGCCTTGAAACTCCTCATCATAGAATCTATTAAGTCTTCTCTGTCTTTTTGTTGGTAAAGTGTAGGGCCATGTAATAGAAGATATAATTAATATAGTATCTTTTTTGCTTCTTCTTGCTCTACTTTTAACTTTATTCCAATCAAACAGAATCATATAGTACCACACTTTACTGTGCAAGTCAAGAAAATTTTTTTAAAGATCTTTTATCTTGTAGCCTTGCTTAATATAGTAACCTTTTCTGAGTTGTTCTTGCTTTCTGACAGTTTTTCCGTCAAGTAATAGGTCTACCACTACCGGGTCTAACTTATCTTCAGCCTTACGAATAACCCTGCCTATAAGTTGTTCTAGTAGCGGCTCATTATTCATGGGTGTGCCTAGCACTAAACAGCTTAGATTATTTACCGATATACCTTCAGAAAAAATATTCGTACTACCATAAAGTACCTTAGCTTTATTATCTAGTACTTTTTGTATTTTTTCAGCTCTATCTTTAGTTGATCCTACCACACAAACACTATTAGGCGTTAGTTCAGACGCTCTTTCCAAAAGTTTAGTTCTAGAACCTACCACTAGTACCTTGTGCCCTTTTGAGGCATAACTAGCCGCTGTAAGAGCCAGTATTTTTTGGTAATCTGGATTATAGGCAAGATCATTAATTTTTTGCGCCCAGGTTTGTATACCGTCTGCTACTCTAAAAGGTAATTTTACCCTATGAATTGATGGTTTCATAAAGTTTTCTTTTGGAGGACTAAACTTTTTAATACTAAAAAAATCTGGAAATAATATATGAAGACCATCTTTTCTAGTGTTAGAAGCAGACAACCCTATTTTATATCTTGCGTCGATACTATCTAATACCTTTGAAAATGACACAGCAGGTATATGATGACATTCATCAACTATTACTGTTCCAAACTCTTTATTATACAAAGACTTATTTCTTCTAGTTAGAGTCTGTATATTAGCAATTGTAATAGGTTTTGATATATCGAAATTTCCAGATCCAATAATTGATGGGGTAAAACCGTAGACCTTTTCTACTTCTTTTGCCCACTGATCTCTTAACGTAAGAGTATGGACGATAATCAAAGTTTTTTGACCTAGTTTACCAGCTATTGCTAGTCCTGTAAATGTTTTACCCCAAGAAGTCCAAGCATTAATAAAACAGTCAGAATTTACTTGATCATACACTAGTTTTTGTGACTCCCTCAAAGTAAATTTAAACTCTGGAAAGTCTACAGGAACAGTGTTCCGACGATCTTCTACTTCATAATGAGCAGGTATAAGATCTGTTCTACCACTAGGAATGGCTAGCAGTTTCTCATTAACGATTCTGAGATTAGTAATTACTTTTGGCGGAAGCTCTGGCCTATAATTAGGTATTTTATAGGTAAGCTCCTGCAGTAACTTTTGTCTAACCTCAAAATCGTTGTCCAAGAAGATTCTATTTGTTATAATAGCTTTAGCCATAAAGTTCTTGTTTCACTGTTAGATATTCTTTTACTATGCCACTTCGTACAATGTGTTCAACCTTAAACTCTACTGTATCAAAGTATTCTGGCATATTGTCAATAATACGTAAAAATTTATCAATTTCAGAGTTTTTTAAATCTGTTTGCCTAGCGTCTCCACAGAAGCTAATCTTACAGTTTTCTCCTAATCTTGTTATAATAGAATCAAGCTCATGAAAACTCATGTTTTGGAATTCATCTACTATAATATGACAGTCTTCTAGCGTTATTCCTCTAACGTATGAAGAGGTCATAAATTCTACTTGCTTAAACTTATTTTTAAATAGTCTGTATGCTTGGTTATCATC